TCAGCACTTGCAGTTTGATATTTAGTTATTGCATTATCACTTGTCGCTGCTCTGTCTATTTTAATAGTATCTTGAGTTCCAGATGTTGTAATATTTAAACCATTAGTTGTACCACCTGTTATATTAACGCTTCCTGCAAAAGTTGCACTTAAATCATTGTCAAAATATAATACATCTGTATCAAGTGTATTATCTGCTGCATTAGAACTTCTTAATGCAAATCTACCATAAGCACCTTGTTCTCCTATAAAACCATAAGCCCTACTACCACTTTGTCCTGATGTGTGATTCCATTTTAATTCTCTAACTGAATTATTAAAATTAAGATTTCCAGTCATAGTTCCACCTGCAAGAGGTAAGAAAGAACCTCCTGAACCTGTGATAGTTCCAGTTACTTCTAAATTTCCTGTTACCTTTGCTAAAGTTCCTGATTGTTCTAATTTAAATATTTCTGTAGCACCTACATAAAATTTCATATTATCACTAGAAGTTGTAGCTTCTATCCTCACATCATCAGAAGTCCATCTTAAAGAATTTCCATTAACTAGTGTTACATCTCCTGCTGTAGTTACATTTCCTGTTGTAGCATTAGCTGTGAATTTATCTGTGTTTACTGCAAAGTTTCCTCCACTACTTAATAATTGAGATGTTGACAAACTTCCTGTTACAGAAATTGTACTTCCAGATTCTGCCATTATAGAATCAGCTATCACATTTGTAGAACTCCATTTTGTAATGTTTCCAACTGTTCCTGTTCCATCCACTTGAGTATGATCTAACTTTTCCCAAACATTTCCTGCTCCTGCTATAACCCAATCTCCAACTGCCCAATTTGACAATCCATTTAAAGAAGATGTCCCACCAACTGAAACCACAAAATAATGTCCCTGAGTTATATAAGGAGAATTATCTATTGTATATTCTTGACCTGAAACCATAATATCAGCACTTAAAGAAAGTACTGTTGAACTATCAACATTAGTTACAGTAGCTGTTGCACCTGATGCTTGATTAACCACTTGATCGCCATCAACTGCATTTGTAAAACCACCACTAGAATCAACTAATTTATTAGCTGTTGTTCCTGTTGTAGTTCCTGATGCAGATTCTCCTCCTCCACTTGTTAATGTTGGTGTGTTACTTGTAGCATTCCATGTTCCCATAAATCTTAATCCACCTGCCAAAGTATTTAATTGACTTTGTGTTTTTCCAAATGCCTGTAAAATAGAATCATTAGCTGTGATATTAGTAGCTGTTGGAGATGCTAATCCTGTTAATACTTTTCCTGTAACTGAATCATTGTTTAATGTGACAGCACCAGAAACATTTGCACTCCCATTGAAACTAGAGATGGTCCCTGAAGCTTCTCCAGTCAGAGAGATGTCCCTAGCATTTTGAAGTATGGTTGCTGATGCTGAATTAACATTTATACTGCTTGGTAAACTTAAAGTAACTGATTGATTTGATACTGTAGAAGTAACTTGACTAGCAGTTCCTAAAATACTAAGGCTTTGAGTGTTTAAATTTACATCTCCACTTGTTGTGCCATCTGTTATATCTAAATCAGAAGCATTATCTAAACTTTTTACAAAGGAAGTTGTCGCTACTTTTGTTGAATTATCTGATGATGCTTGAGTAGTTGCTACTGAACCATTTGGTAATGTAATTCCTGTTGTTGGAAAATTTAAACTTAATCCTTGATTTGATGCAGTTGTTTGTATTTGATTTGTTGTTCCTGTAATTGCAAAAACTTGTGTATTTAAAGTAACATCTCCTGTTCCACTATCTCCACTAAAATCAAGATCAGATCCTGCATCTAAATCCATTACAAATTTTGTGGTGGCTATTTTAGTTGTGCTATTTCCTGCACTTTGTGTTACAGCAGTTGAACCATCTGACAAGATTCCAATACCTGTAATGTTTCCTGTAACATCTCCAACTAGATTAACACTTATTGAATTAGGTAATCCAATTCTTAATTGATTTCCACCTGCTGAAACAACTGATGTTTCAATTTCATTTGCTGTTCCTAATATTCTAAATTGCTCACTATTTAAATCAACATCTCCAGAAACTGCAGCATCATCTCCTGTGAAATCTAAATCCTCTGCTGTTATAACAGAGGCTACATAACTGACAACTGCTGCACTTGTTGGTATACTTGTGTCATTGTCATTGTTACCAATGCCATCTGCAGCATCTACAAACTTAGAAATTACAATATTCTCTCCTGTATCTTTTAATGATCCAAATTCTAAAATAGCATTTACTTTAAAATCTCCTGCATTGTTTATTGAAAGACCTGTTGCAGTTCCATCTCCATCACTTAGTTGTTTAAGAGTTGCAGAAATTGCAGTATTATCTAATGTCTTTATAAGACCATGATAAGTATCTGATATTCTTGTATTATTTAGTGTTGCCATCTTTTAATTTTTTTGATTCTTCTATTTTTTTTAAAAATATTTTTAATTTCTTTAAGTTTTTTTCTTTTGGTTTAGATTCCCATGTGCTTCCTTTATAACTCATAATACCCACCCATTAAATGTTGCATCCTGTGAAGGATAAATATCATCATTACTATTTGAAACATATTTAGGAAATAAACTTTGATTAAAAGCCATGTAATCTATAAATCTTCTAGAGTACCATTCAGCATTTGTTCTTGCTTTTTCAACTAAAAAATCAACTTCATCTTTGCTTACTGTCTCACTTGTTTCTGATTGATGTTTATAAACTCCTCCATTTCTAATTTGATATGCAGCAAATGGAATGTACTCAACTTGTGCAAACCATATTAGCATAGGTTGTATATAATCTGTCAATAAACTTTTATATTTAGCATTAGCATTATTATCTATAGTTGGCATTTTCCCAATCAGCTCATTGTATAGCTCAGTTCCCATATAGTTCTGAATATGGATTTCCTGAGCAATTTTAATAAACTGAATAAATTTGTTAGTGTCAACATTTCCATCAAGAATACTATTCCTGACAAGATCTGTTCTATTTATAAATAACTGTGTTGCCATAATTTATTTTTTAGGATATGCTCCTCTGTTTGGTAATTTATCAGTTGGAATTTCACTCTCTCTTGTTCCTCTTGGATTTTTAATATAAGATCTTGGTATTGATCCTGTTCTCTTATAGTTGTCTAGGTTAGAGCTTTCATACTTTCCTTTTTTTAATCTAAATAAAACCCTCTGCCATTTATGTTGGCAATATATACCTCCCTTTAGTTTAAAAATATCATATCTAATATTAGGTTTGTGTCTAAATTCTACATTTACACTTTCAAAGTTACTTGCTTTATCAATGTCTTCTATCCTCCACACAAGTCCAGATCTTCCTGCTGATAATCTCATCATTTCTTTACAGAATGCTCTTGATTCTCCTGACTTTGACATTCCTCTAGCATATCTATATCTAATTTTATATAAACCATTTTTAGGATCTAAATAACTAAATGCAGATCCATCTTTTACACTTCCTACATTATCTTCACTTGCACTTTCTAAACCTACAAATTCTTTAATTTTTGATAAAGTTGATTTTTTTACAGGAGATAAATAATCTATGTAATCCTCTGCTCTTACATTGTCATCTTTTAAGACAGCAACTTCTTCAAATTCCTGATCAATAGTTCTTCCTGAAATAGCTAAACTTCCTACAACATTTTTTGTGTCTGCTTCACATAATTCAGTAGCTAAAGGAACACAATTAGGAACTTTTTTTCCATTTTTCATTTTACTACCAATCTGCTCATAGCCATCCCAACATGGAGCTTTTAACTCTTCATGATTTTCACATGGCATGTAATAAACAACTCCCTCAACTTCATGCTCATGAGATCCCTCACATCCCATTTCTTTAGCTTTTGCTATTGCTTCCTCTTTTGTATTATAAGCCTCTTTACCATCAATCATTTTTAAATGAACTTTAAACTCATATCCTGTCTCTTCCTCAATATCTTCTTCATCCTGAACTCTTGAATCTACCTCTGTAAATTCTAATGGTTGTAGTGTTGTGAAATAGAGGTTTAAGGCAATATCATTATACGCTAACAGATGATCAAAACAATCTATTAAATGCTCTTGAAATGGTCTTATAACTGTGTTGTCCATTAAGAGTGAAGATGTCTTTATTTCATCTGCATTACTTGAAAAGCCTGAGCTTGTTCTAATCCCTAATAAAAAAGGACTTACAATTCTGTGACCCACTTGGATTTTAGATTGTGATTCTTCACTTAAAAATTGATACTGCTGATGAGCATCTGATAATTGAACAGGTGTGATGTCTGCTGATGCTTCTTTATTGTCATTAAAAGCAAGAATAAATTTTCCTGCATTTGATGTTCCTGCAAACTTCTGTGCTATTTTTTGTTCTAATAATTGTCTCTCTTCTTGATTAGGAGTCCCATTATTAAAGTTAATTAACATTGAAGGTGCTAAACCATTCATGATATTAGATAAATGATAGTTGGAAATCTCCTCTTCAAGCTCACAATATTGTAAGCATCCTTGGTATGAAACAGGAGCATAGTAATAAAACCCTGCCTTATAAGGTTTGATGTAATAAATCTCTATTGATTCCTTTGACATTCCAAATGCAGGAATTCTCTTTGGAATCTCATTAGCTTTTAACTTACTCCAATCTTTAAAATAATAATAAGCAGGGATCTCCCCTTTTTCATCTGCTTTTGCTGCTCTTAAAGTTTCAACAGGTATGTGTTCTAACTTTGCTATCTTGCTTCTGTTCTTGTTATATATAACTTGAACTGCACATTGACCCATTAAATAAAAATCATAGCATAATTTCCTAACAACTTCTTTTTTAAATAAAGAAATCATTTGAGCATACTCATTTGGTTTTCTATTAGAATCTGTTGCATTTAATCCTTTGCCATATATAGCCTGTGAGATACCATTAATCGCTGCATTATTTGTTGGACTTCCATTATATCTATCTATAAGGAATTGAAAATAATTATTGTCTGCACCATAATCCACCCAATCTCTGTTGTTTACTTCAACAATCTCAGGAGAGGTATAGGTGCTTAAATTAACAAAACTATACTCAGAGTTATGCCTCACAAACTGTCCTTTTTTATTTCTTTTTAAATTTTTCTTCATGATGTTACAATATACTCATTATTAAATGCATCTGTGGTTAGATATATTCCTTTATTAATGTCATAAAAATCTCCATTCTTTTGGTCTACTAATTGATCTGTACAAAAAATTCTATCTCTATAAAATACATTTTTAAAATTACTTGTGTCATTCCACAACTCATTAAAATTTTCCCATAAACTATAATTAGTATTCCAAAAAGCAAAGTCAGAAAACAATTCAACATTGTAAAAATGATTTAAAACTAATACAGGATTAAAACTTTGTGACCATGTCAGGTAATTTCCTGATGTTTGAGCATTAAGAATTGGAATCTCTGTTGTTATATTAGTAGAATCATCTTCATAAGAGAATGTAAACTCACTCACAAATTCTCTTGGAATGACTTTTAGTGTTTGGGGTGTTGTTGCATTAAGTACAATCATACTAGTATAACGCTTTTTAAATGATTATTTGTAAAAATAAAAAAAGCACCCATATAGAGTGCTTAGTTTTATATAAATTAGAATGATTTTCTAATTAGGTACTACTTTTGATGAACTAGCTAATGCTTGTACAACTCCTGTATCTACAAAATATGGTGCAGTCTCTTCCATTCCCTCCATTGTTAGAGTAAATCCTGAAAGATCTCCTGCTGCAGCTCCTGTGACTATTGTGCCACCTGTTACTTCCATTCCATTTTCTAGACCACAAAGGAATACATTTCCATAGTAGTCTTCTACACAAACTACAGGTCTTGCGACTGCAATTAATTGTATTTCATTTTTAGTTGCATTATCTAAATATGTTAATGTCATATTTAAAGTCTGAGTATAAAAAGTTGTTCCATTATCTCTGGAACTTGTTATTGTTGTTTCTAATGAAGAATTGCCTTTTAAATCAAATTGAAAAAAAACTGGAGAGCCTGTGAAAGCATCTATAGTTTGATCTGCATTAATAGTAGCTGCGACAGGAAAATTTGCCATATATACTGTTTTAATGCCTCCAAACGCTGACTTACAAGGTACTGATCTTCCTGTGGTTAATGAACATGCCATATTATTATTTTATTTTATAAAAAAGGGTAAGTAGGTAATCCCACCTACCCTATTTTTTTGGTTAATTAATTTTAAGAATAGTAAACTAGATCCTCAGAAATACCATATTGTACCCCTGCTGAAAACCTCATTATAAATCTACAATTCTGACTTCCATCTATATCTTGCATGTCAATTACCTTAACTTCATTCATATTGTTAAGAAGACCTGTACCAAAGTATAGGTTGTTTCTTTGTGCTGCGAACATCACATTATTTGACATACCAGGACATACAAAGATTTTCACACCATTAACACTTAGTGATCCATTGTTCCACCATTGTGTTCCCTGTGCATTTACACCATTTGCTCCTAAACCATTTGCAGCAAACCCTCCTAGAGCTTGTACATAGAATTTAGCAACAGAACTTGGAACATATAAGAATAAATCTTCTTTTCCATATAAAGCACTTGGTACAGCATCTACAACTCTGCTTAATTCTTGTATAACATTTGCAGCATTAATTCCACCACCAACTGCAGCCAAATCTTGACCTGCAGGAATGTTTCCATCAGCAGTCATTAATGTTTCAAATCCATCATACTCTCCTGCATTTGCAGAAGCACCTGTAAATATAGTTTGCTCTGTTTTTTGAGCAACTTGATTAGCTACATGAGCAATCATAAAGTCACTAAACTTAGGAGGTAGAGTTTGACCCATACCATAACCCATTGATTGAGCTTCCCAGTCATTAATAAAGTCTTTCTTACATAATTGAAGGTTGACTTGTAATTCAGTTGGTTGTATAATTCTCTCTGTTAGAGTTACACTTGAGTTTGGATTAAAGTCACAAGAAGCATCTGAAACTACTGCTCCTGTATCTAATCTTTTAATTACTTCCTTAAAAGCAATGTTTGGTTTTACAGTAAGTCCTCCATCATCTATTGTGGAAGCACTCAATAATGCTGCAGCAATGTACTCTCCTGCAAACTCACCTGCATAGGTAGTTGTAATATTTGTTGCAGTTGCTAATTCAATTTTTCTATTATTCATTTTATTAATTTTTAGATTTTTATTTATTATGATTCTGATGCCCAGATTCCTTGACCACCTATAATGTACCATTCTGTTAATGATACTGCTCTAAGTGCAATCCAGTCTCCTTTTTTTGATGTGGCTTTTGTATTTATTACATCTTTTCCTGCTACACCTGAAGCATGAAATACTGCTGATGCTTGTGTCATTCCTCCTATAATTTTATTTGTGTTTTTTGGAGATACAACTAAGATATTGTTTCCATCTGCTCCTGTGTTTCTAAAGAATATTGTGCATCCAAGATTACCTGATGTAATTAATGGAATACCAATAGTTAGACCATCAACTGCGACATTGTGGTCATTACCTAAGTCAGCTTCAGAAATATCTCCTGTCGCTGTATAGTAACTTTGTGCAACTTGGTTGCGAACTTCATCATTTGATAAATAGTTAAATGTGCTCATTTTTTATTGTTTTTTTATTATTTATTTAGTTTACTTAAAACTCTGTCTAGAGTTGTTTGATATTTTCCTTGACCAAAGATTCTTTGCTTTACTTCTCCAAAAGTAGCTTCTGGACTATGTTTGATTGGTTCAGCAGCAGCAGATAATTCTTCTTTTTCAAATTCTTCTTTGATGGTTCTTGATTTAGGTTGTCTAGTAGTGTCGTTATCCATTTCTACTTCTTCCTCATCTTCCATTCTAGATTCTTTATCTCCTTTTAAGTCTGCTATTGCATCTTCAAGGTTTTGGATTCTTTTTTCCATACCCTCCCAATCGCCAACATCAGCCATCTTTTTTTCTTCTTCTTCTTTTTCCTCTAAGTCCTCAGTCTCTTCTTTTTTATAATCATCATCTTTTTCTTCTCCTGCATCTTCTTTAGCAGGTACTCCATCAGATGGGTCTCTCATGTCAGCAATAATTCCTTCTTCTTCAACGACAAGTAACTTGCCATCTTCTAAGATATATTCTCCAACAGGCATAGCTACTTTTTCATCATCTGTTTTAATAAAGATTTCTTTACCTTTTTCAAATGAGTCAGCTTCTATTATGGTGCCATTTTCCAATTTCATTTCTTCAAGTTTTACCTCAAGATTTAAAAGTGTTTTAATTTTATTTACCATTTCTTGATTTTTCATAATATATAGTATAACGATTTAATTAATTAATTTTGTATTTTTAAGTTATTTTGGTAACTACACCAATGCCCTGATTCATGATATCTTGATTACAACACTCTCTAGAATAGGTTAATTTATTTTTACATAAACACGCTCTAGTAGAACCTCTTGGACTACTTCTTGCAGGAATATAATTATCTATTCTTCTATTCATTATATTCTATTAAAAAGATTTTCCATATTTTGAAATGCAATTATATTATTTTGTAAATCATTTCCTGCATTTTGTATTTCTTTTAACCTTTTATCAAGGGGAGCAGAATTGATACCTGCTTGGTCCATAGATTTTTTAATATCTTTAGCTTCCTGATACGCTTTCATTAATCCTTTGTTTAATGTTTCAGCAGTTTTTAAACCCCCTTTGACTTTACTCAATTCTCCTGTTGCTAGTTTTGCTATTTGTTTGTATGATGCTAAAGATTGATTTTTATTGCTAGTATTTTTTTTAGCTTGACTTATAAAAGATTCAGCGTTTTTTAGATTTAACTCTACTTTTTCTAAACTAGATAATTCAGTTTTTTCTTTAGGAAGTTTATTTAATATATTTCCAAATTTTTCTGGTGTAATCATGATTGTAATATTTCTTTTATTTGATTGATTAATTTTTCATCTTTAGACAAACCTACTGAGTCCTTTGGAGTATCCATTTTATCTGCAAAATATCCTTCTATTGAAAAACCTTTTACTTTACCTGTCTTGACATACTCGTTCCAGACCTCATCATTGTTTACTTTAATAGAACCCATCCATGTGCCAACAGGAACATTGAATCCATATTTTTTTGATTTATCCATTTTAGTGTCCTCTACTATCCATGATTCTACTAAACTCAATCCACTTAAATTGTGTTTGTGTTCTAGCGTTGAATTATTTTGATTACCATTCTTTAAATATANTTGACTAGCTTTTTCTACTGTATCTTTACTAAAATAAATATAGTAATCATCTTGGTCGTCTGAGTTNNATAAANATNGGTAATCATCTTGGTCGTCTGAGTTTCTAAAGATTGGTTTATTAGGGATAAGTAAAGGTCCCATTAATATTTTTTTCTCTTTGTTGACTTCTGCTAATTTTATTTCATCAGCTTTAAGTGCGACAAAGTCTGCTTCAATAGCAGGTGATTCTACGATAGAGATGGCTTCAATTCCTGTCATCTCTTGGTCCTCATCTAGGACTAGTTCTACTATTCTCATAATTGTATAACGATTTTTTAATTATTATTTGTATTTATAAAGTTGCCCCATCTATAATATTTCTATCTAAACTTTGAGCAGTTGTAACATCACTAGCTACTACGAATGTTTGTATTGGCTGTTGATTTTGTTGTCCTATGGCATCAGCTAATTGATTAAAACCAGAACCTCCTACAGAACTCATGTCAGGTGGAGCAGAACCTGCTGCTGCTGTGGGT